AGTCCTCCCGTCGAATGTTGTTCTCGACGCCAACTTTATTCAGGAGAATCCGCCTATTGATCGGGTGGTAGCTGTCCCGTCTGAGCCGCACTTCATTCTGGACTGCTTCTTCAAGTTCAAGGCTGCGCGTCCGATGCCTGTTTACGGCGTGCCGGGTCTTATCGATCACTTCTAGGGTCGTCATTAAGGGGGCTTCGGCCCCCTCTTTTTCTCGGAGGCTATATGTCTATCTGGGGTTCTTCCTCGATGAACGGCAATGATGCTGACTTTTCTATGCCGTCGCTCGGTACTCTCCCGCAAATTTCTTCCAACCAAGCTGCTCCCGCTATGGATTTCGGTTCCATGATGGGTCCCATCGGTAACTTTGTGCTGGGTGCTGCTAACGCGATCATTGGCCGTAACTCTGCTCGCTCTGCTAACGATCAAAATCGCCTCAACGCGCTCTATCAAATGCAATGGCAAGAACGCATGTCGAATACTGCGCATCAACGTGAGGTGGCCGATCTTAAGGCCGCCGGTCTCAATCCAATCCTGTCTGCTACTCGTGGCGGCGCTACTACGCCCTCTGGCTCTACGTTCCAAGCTCAACAACAAAACCCGCAATGGCAAGCTAATGCGGTGGCTGCTATGCGTACTCTCTCCGAGGTCGAGCTTCTTAAGGCGCAAACCCGTAAAACTGATGTCGAAACTTCTAACCTCGCTTTGGAACCGGCTCGGATCGAGGCTCAAACTGGGCTCTTCACTTCCTCTGCTGGTCAAGCTCAAGCTACTACCGCTCAAATCCGTCAGAACATGACGGCGTTCCCTCTTCAACAAGAGAAACTCTTTCAGGAGGTCGAATCGATCAAAAAGGACATCCAGATAAAAGGCTGGGAGGTCCATACCGCTATGAGCGAAAGCCAGATTCGCGCCCTCGCGGCTAAATACGATCTCGCTACTCTCAACGATCGCGTCTTAACTGCTGCTGCTGAGGCTCGTCATCTTGCCGCTCAAGCTACTCTCCGCGGCTTGGATATTCCTGAGTCCCTCAATAACGCGATTCGTCAAGGTGACTGGTGGAAGCAAACGGTCACCCCCTATGTGCGTGAGATCGGAACACTCGTCGGTGCCGGTGCTGCCGCTGCTGGCGGCTATGCTGGCGCCGCTTCTGCGTCTGCTCGCGCTGCAGCTGCTCAACGGGGCGCTGGTGAAGCTGCTCGTGGTGCATGGCGCGGTAATCGTCGCTAAACCTCTTCACTGCTAAACCGATTTTCCCCTACTCAAGTTAGCAATCTTGCGTGCCCGTAACTCTTAAGGCCGTCTAGCATCGCTGGCAAGGCCAAACCTACTGAGGACAAATAATGACTAAATCTCCTAAAACTGAAATCGTTGAAAACGATAGGGCAACAATTCCTCTCGTGCGCCATGCCTATAGCTACCGCGCTCCCGTTGTTCTTCACTCTTCCGGCGTCAGCAAAACCAAGCAATCGTTCAAGGACGAATGCGATATCAACCGCATCATGGCTCGCTATGCCGCTACCGGCACTCTGGACTTCGTCAACCGCCGCGAGGCGCAATTCCTCGATGTCTCGGACATCGACTTCCAAAACGCTATGCAAGTCGTTACCCAAAGCCGCGAGGCTTTCATGACTCTCCCCTCGGCCGTGCGGGATCGCTTCAACAATGACCCCGCACAACTCCTTGGCTTCCTCTCCGATGACTCTAACCGCGAGGAAGCTATAAAATTGGGCTTGGTTATCAAGCCCTTAGAAACTCCGGCACCTGTATTAGAGCCGGCTAATGGCAAATCCAATACTTGATATGGATTTGCCAACTGGGACAAAATATGACTAAACTCCTTCTCGTAGTCGTTTTTTCCCTGTTCTACGACGTCCAACTGACTGTTTTTCCTAAAGAAAGGGTTCAACATGAAACGCTTCAAGATGTCCAAAAGCCAATCCCGCCGGAGCTTCACGAAAGGCGCGGTCCTGACCCACAAGAAAAACCTCGGGACGTCGAACCCGATGCGCGGTGGCATCCGTCTCTAAATGCCCTGCTTTAGCCCTCTGCGGGGCTATTGGGACGGCAAAGGGGGGAAGGTACTCTTCTCCCCTTCCGTCGCGTCTAAAGCCCGTCTGGAGCTTCCTTGCGGTAAATGCATCGGGTGTCGTTTGGAGCGATCGCGACAATGGGCCGTGCGACTCATGCACGAGGCCCAAATGCACGACTTCTCGGTCTTCGTCACGCTGACCTATGACGATGACCATTTACCCGCGGACCGGTCGGTCCATAAGCGGGTTCTCTCCGACTTCATCCGGCGTACCCGCCGGTCGCTGTCCTTCCCCATCCGTTTCTTCGGAGTCGGTGAATATGGTGAGCTTTCCTATCGTCCGCACTACCACGCGCTTTTATTCGGCGTTCATTTCGCGGATGCTGTCTGCATCCGTCCTGAGACTGAATTGCGACCCCCGTTATTTCGATCCCCATCTCTGGAGAAGTTGTGGACGTACGGCCACTCTTCCTTCGGTTCCGTCACCTTCGATAGCGCTCAATATGTCGCTGGATATTGCGTTAAAAAAATCTCGGGCGCGAAAGCGGCGGAGCACTACCGGCGTGTAGATCCCCTAACTGGCGAGGTCTACGAGCTGCAGCCGGAATTCGCTCTGATGTCTCGCCGCCCTGGTATTGGCGCCACTTGGTTCGAAAAATTCGGCGCCGACGTCTACCCTTCTGATCAAGTAATAACCAACGGCTTCGCCGGTAAACCTCCCCGCTACTACGACAAGCGGCTGGCCCTCGTTGACCCTGAAAAAGCCGAATCGGTTCGGCTGGCGCGTGTTGGTCGCGCTCACAAAAATTTCGAGGAAGGCAATACCCCTCGATTAACTGCCAAGGCTGCTGTGGCCAAGGCTAAATTCAACCTCCGTAAAAGGGACCTAGCATGATTCATTGCGTACTAGCTGTGTATGACGAAAAAGCGGAAGCGTTCGCTGCTCCGTTCTTCCAACAATCTGACGTGCTGGCTCTTCGCGCCTTCATGGCTGCTGCTCGTGATCCGGAGTCGCTGCTCTTCAAGTTCCCGCGTGATTATGGGCTGTACAAGCTCGGCACCTATGATGACAACACGGGCCGCTTCGAAAATTTGGAGCGTCCTCTGCAGCTGATGAGTGCCCAACAAGCTCAAAACGATCTTCAACCCGGTGAAGCCCTCACCGATCCTGCCGTCGCTCAACGTCTTTCTTAGGAGGTAACAAATGCATCGCAATCCGTCTGTAATGCGGCACCAGTTCTCGCAGGTGCCTCGCGCGGAAATTCCGCGCTCTACGTTCGACCGCTCGCATGGCTACAAAACTACGATGAATGCGGGCTTGCTTGTTCCGATTTTCGTGGACGAGGCTCTTCCCGGCGATACGTTCAATGTCCGTGGCACTCTGTTCGGCCGTCTGAATACGCCGATCTATCCGATCATGGACAATATGTTCCTCGACACGTTTTTCTTCGCTGTCCCGCTGCGGCTTCTTTGGGACAACTGGGAGCGCTTTAATGGCGCTCAGGATAATCCCGATGACTCTACTGACTTCACCATCCCGAAAATGGTCGCGCCCTCTGGCGGCTATGCTGGGAGTTCTCTGGAAGATTATTTTGGTCTGCCTGTGGGTGTTGCTGGTTTCTCTCATTCTGCGCTTTGGCATCGCGCATATAACCTCATCTGGAACGAATGGTTCCGTGATCAAAACTTGCAGGATTCTGTAGTCGTTAACAAGGGCGATGGTCCTGATTCTCCGACTGACTACACTCTGCTTCGTCGCGGCAAGCGTCACGACTATTTCACTTCGGCTCTCCCGTGGCCGCAAAAAGGTCCGGGGGTCACTATTCCACTAGGGGGGTTCGCTCCCGTTGTGGGTACGGGCGATCAGACCCGCTTTGTGATTAATGGCTCGGCGGTGCCGGTAACGTCTGATGCGTCTGGAGTTATTTCCGCTCCCGGTGGTGGCGCTGGTGCTGTGAGCTATCCGACTAATCCTGCGCAATCGGGTCTCGAGGTCGATCTTACTGCTGCGACCGCAGCGACTATCAATTCGCTTCGCCAAGCGTTCCAGATTCAAAAAATCTATGAGCGCGACGCCCGTGGCGGTACGCGCTATGTCGAGCTGCTCAAGGCCCACTTCGGGGTTACCAGCCCCGACTTCCGTCTTCAGCGTCCGGAGCTGCTCTCGACGGGCTCGACTCCCGTCAATATCTCGCCGATTCCGCAAACCTCTGGCACTGCTGGTGTGAATGGCTATACGCCTACGCCGCAAGGCAACCTCGCTGCTATGGGTACTGTTACTGCTCATGGTCACGGCTTCACTCACTCGTTCACCGAACATTGCGTGGTGATCGGTCTCGCGTGTGTCCGTGCCGACCTGACGTATCAACAAGGTCTCGACCGTATGTGGTCGCGTTCTACTCGCTTTGACTTCTACTGGCCGGCTCTCGCCATGATTGGCGAACAAGCTGTGCTTCAAAAGGAGATCGTTTGTGCTGGCACTACCGAAAACGATGACAAGGTCTGGGGCTATCAGGAGCGTTATGCCGAATATCGTTACAAACCGTCGCGCATCACCGGAAAGCTGCGCTCTACTGACCCTCAAACCCTCGACGCATGGCACCTGTCTCAAGTCCTCCCGTCGAATGTTGTTCTCGACGCCAACTTTATTCAGGAGAATCCGCCTATTGATCGGGTGGTAGCTGTCCCGTCTGAGCCGCACTTCATTCTGGACTGCTTCTTCAAGTTCAAG